AATGTCACGCGCAACCATTAAATACAGGGTTCCCCGCCGTTTTGTGCGGCGGGAGAAAGGAGAAAAACGTGAGGATCTTAAAAATAAAAACAAAAACAGGCATCAAGACCGTTTATAACGTGATTGATTGGGGTTGGAACGCAGAAACAGGCGATCTTTACTATAGATCGGGAAAAGAATTGCATCACAAACGCTGTATAAGTGTCGAAGAAATTATAGTATAAAAGGATAGAAAAAAGGATCAATCAAAAACCTGCTACAAACAGTAATTACTGTTTTGAAGTGGGATTTTGACATCTCGAAAAAAAGGATGAAAAAGAGGAAAAACAATGGCAAAAAGAAACGATTACATAACAGGACGGGAAGATGGATTATTAATGGCGCTTGAAATCGTCAAAAATGAGGGTGTCGAAGCGTTGGAAAAAGAAATCAAATTCAGGAATGTCACCGGAATCCGTACCGCCTTAGCAAAAAAAGACATTAACAGGGCGACAATCAAGATCAAAGAACAGACAGTAGACACAGTAACAATCCTTTCCGTGGCAACCTTACATGACGAGTTCGGCTTCGGAACACAAAGATGCGACCGATTTATTAAGAGGTTTAACAAAAAGGCGGAATGCATCATGGATGACATGGCAAGCTGGAACGATTATATAAAAACGATCAAAGAGGAACTAGGGATTGAGCTAGGAATCAGAGAGAACAAGTAAGGGGGCGAAGAGATGGGGAGATTTGAAATTGAGTTTGCACAATTTACAAAAGTTGTGGTGGACGCAGAAACCGAAGAAGAAGCAAAAGATTTAGCGGCGATAATGGACGGAGAAGAAATTGCAGAACACGACACACACGAATACAACATCTGGAACATACGGGAATTAATATAAATTTTTGATGAGGTAGAAGATGAATAGACAAATACTTTTTAAAGCAAAGAGAAAAGATAATGGTGAATGGGTGGAAGGATATTATGTTTATTGCAGGAAACGCCGCTATATTCTCCAGATCCTAAATAAAGAAATAGGTTTTGATGAAAGAGAAAATGAATGGATTGAAATCGACCCCGGCACCATCTGCCAGTACACAGGACTTACTGACAAGAACGGTAATAAGATTTGGGAGAATGATATCTGCAATAGAAAAGAAAAATATCCTGAAATCGTGACATACAATAAAGGAGATTGGCAGTTAGATTACAGTTATGTATTTGGAAAAGAGATGCACACAGACGCCTGCAATCTTGGTTTTTATGTATGTGAAAGGAACTGTGTTGAAGTAATCGGCAACATTTTCGATAATGCAGATTTGTTGGAGGTAGAACGATGAATGTACTAGAGAAGATTCTGGAAGAGATTGAAGAAGCGACATTTCAAGAAGATGCGCCTATTTATATAGGTAATATGGAGGTGGATGGGTATGTGCGGGCGAGTAGGGTAAAAGATATCATTCGTTCACACATGAATGAAAAAGAAAAAGTAACAAGCGCGGAAATAATATCGCGTAAGACTGACGGGAAACCATATTATGGGATCAAGTACAAAAAAGTGGGTGAAGATCATTACACAGTGGGGTATAGCTCGTATTATTTAGACTATGTTATTGATTGGCTTAATAATTGCTTTGAATTTTGCGGAGAGTCTAAGATAGTTGTTAATGTCGGTAAGGACACAAATGTCCCTAGCAATGATGGTTGGATTCCGGTAGAAGAGAGATTGCCGGAAGATTGTGAAGAAATAGTGTTGGTACAAGTAAGCGGAAAACCAGCAGATAACATATTATTTGATAACGCTTTTGAATTTGCACTTTACGAAAAAGAAGAAGGGTGGATGTTAGATAACTATCCAGAATGGAAAAATCCGGATGTGATCGCATGGCAGTCACTTCCAAAGCCGTACAGACAACCTAAGAAAGAGAAGTCGTCATGCAAGGAACACATTATGAGCAGATTTATGAAAGTAGAGTAGGAGATGATACATTGATCAACACAAATGAACCAAGTGCTGCCGCGCTGATCCGAGCGCAGGGGCAGCAGTTAAGAAAGGAAACCGTACTGGAATACTGGAGAAGGACGAGAGGTAATAATAATGCAGAAATGGGAAGAAATCGAACAGAAAAAAGAATACCTCAAGGGATACATAAAAGCAAAGAATAGAGAAGTGTTGATAAAAGACCAAATACAACAACTAAGACTTGACACGATGTTTCCGGCGTTGCAAGGCGATGGGATGCCACGGGGCAGCAGTCAAAAGGATCTATCAGATTACACGGCAAAGATCGAAAGCCTCACGGATGAGTTGAAAAAAGAATGGATTGAAAGCGTGATCCAGTACGAACGTATCAGGAAAGCAATAAATAAAATGAGCGACGAGCAAGAAAAAGAAGCGCTTACAAGATATTACATACTCAGAGAAAAGTGGAAAGAAATAAAAAATAAGATGGGGGTAAGCGAGGCGAAATTATACAGGATATATGATAGAGCCCTAGAAAACTTTGAAATTTTATAAAAATTTTAGAAAATGAGAGTGAATGAGAGTTCAAAATGTGATATAGTATAAACTGAATTAAAAGACAAAGAGGGAAATAACCCTCTCATAACCACGCGCAAGGACATCCGAAAGGGCGTCCTTTTGTTGAAAACTATTTTGAAAGAGAGTGATGACATGTTTTGCAATTACGATCAATACAAAGATAAAGAGGTAGTTAAAAAGCATGAGCAACTTTTAAAACAACTAGGGGAAAAAGACAGAGTATTTTCGCTGGAATGGAACGAAGAAAACATTACACTGATGGAATGCTGTGACTATTGTTTCGGGCATGATTTAACCAAAGAAGAGTGCAAAGAATTATCGGAAGTATTCCGAGAGTTAGCAGAAGAGCTGGGGAAATAAAGAACAGCGGAAACAAATAAAAGAATCGAAGAAAAGTAAACAGAGAAATACAAAGGGCAGCAGGCGAAAGTCGGCTGCTTTTTTGTATATAAAGAAAAAGGATGAAGGCATGGTATACAGACCGGATCGAGATGGATCACACCGAGGAGCGTTTGAACGGAATAAGAAGAAAATATATGCAACACAGACGGTATGCGGGATATGCGGGAAACCGGTTGACTTCGGATTAAAATATCCGCATCCGTTGTCGCCGTGCATAGATCATATTATCCCGATAGCAAAAGGGGGACATCCATCAGATATAAACAATCTTCAGCTTGCACACTGGACGTGCAACAGGCAGAAGAGTGACAAGTTGATAAAGCGGAGAGACAAAGAAAAGGATGAAGTTATAAGCAACAGAGTGTTGCCGCACACGTTTGATTGGAAAAATATAAGACGCAGTAAATAGGAAATAAGGGGGCATACCACCCCTATACACGGGCATGGATGTACTTCACGCCGTCACTGTGAAAAAAAACACACGCTAAAAGAAAGGAAGCTAATATGGCAGATTACAGAGGGGTAAATTATTTACGAAGACGTTTACAGATAAAGAGCGAACGAGTGAAAATGCGTTACAAATACTATGAAATGAAGAACAGGGTGAAGGATTTTCAGATATCGACACCGCCAGAATTGAGAAACGTACAGTCGGTTCTCGGATGGTGCGGGAAAGCAGTGGATAACCTTGCAGACAGGATTGTATTCAGAGAATTCACAAATGATAATTTTGACATCGGAGAAATTTTTTTGATGAACAACCCAGATACATTTTTTGACAGCGCCGTACTGTCAGCGCTTATTTCTTCATGCTGTTTTGTTTATATATCAGTAGACAAAACAGGATTTCCGAAATTGCAAGTAATAGACGGCGCGAATGCAACGGGGATCATAGACGATAGCACAGGTCTGTTGGTGGAAGGTTACGCCGTACTCGAACGAGATAAAAACAAAAACCCGAAAACAGAAGCATATTTTACAAAAGGCGACACATGGATATACAGAAAAGGAGACGAGACGCCGGAGAGAATTAAAAACAACGTACCACACCCGCTTCTTGTCCCGATCGTATTCCGGCCGGATGCGGTAAGACCGTTTGGTCATAGCAGGATCAGTCGAGCGTGCATGGATATTGTCAACAGTGCAATGAGGACGGTAAAACGATCAGAAATTGCGGCAGAGTTTTACTCGTTTCCGCAAAAATATGTAGTTGGAACTGACCCTGATCTAGAACCGATTAACAAATGGAAGGCTACAATGTCGAGCTTGTTGGAATTTACGAAAGGCGAGGGCGGCGACAAACCGCAGCTAGGGCAATTTGCGCAGCAAAGCATGTCACCTCACAACGATCAGCTAAAAATGTTTGCCGGATTATTTGCCGGAGAGACAGGTCTAACGCTGGACGATCTAGGGTTTGTAACAGACAATCCAAGCAGTGCGGAAGCAATCAAGGCAAGTCACGAAAATCTTAGACTAATCGCAAGAAAAGCGCAGAGGACGTTTGGCACAGGTTTTTTAAACGCGGGATACATCGCGGCGTGCTTGAGGGATAACTACCCGTACGAGCGGAGGCAGTTTTATTTAACAAAACCAAAATGGGAGCCGGTCTTTGAACCGGACGCGGCCGCATTGAGTAGTTATGGAGACGGAGCTATAAAAATCAATCAGGCAATCC